CCCTGAAGGAAATCTTTTTACTATATACACCATTTGCAAAATTAAATGTTTCTTCGGTTTCATCATCAGTTGATGCTGTTCCAAGTGATGTCCAAGAAGCATCAGATTCATCAGTTTTATATGCTACTGCAATTGATGTGTTTGCTGGTAAAGCCTCAAACATTAAAGTAATTGCTCTCCTAATTTTATCTATTGAAGGAAGTTGTGCTTCATCATATGAAGTTTGTAACCAACCTGTAGTTTGGTATGTGTTTGATGTAGTTTGATATACATAACCATCATCATTTCCAGCCATTAAGTTATTTTTAAATACTGACATTGAATACCAACTTCTACTTGTAACTGCAAAAGCATTATGAAATCCGTTCCTATCAAATAAATAAATCCCTTCATGACCACTTGCAGCATTTCCTGGAGTAGGAGCTACTGAAACCACCAATTTATCATCCCACTTAATCATATCTGTCATTTGAACATTCCAAGGAAAATCAAACAACTTATCAATGCTTGCAGTATTAAATACATATAATTTTTTCTTAATAGTTCCTATGAATAGGAGGCTATCAAACGGCTCTAAACAAGTAATAACAGTATGATCAAAGTCTCCAACCTTAGTCCAAGAATATTCATCCCAAGCATATAGAAAGCCTTGATACTGATAGTTGCTTCCTGTTAGTTGTTGTGGGTATCCTCCACCTGCATATAGTTTAGAATTGTATTCTGTTATTGATAGTACCCAACCTGGATCTCCTGGATTATTAAATGTTTTGGCTAAAGTAAATGTTGAAAAATCTTCAGTTGTATATATTTTTGCTTCTCCACCCAATCCCATAAACATCTTTTCTGTTATTCCATATTGATACATACAGTTAACTGAATATTCATTTGTAGTATTGAATATTTTAACTAAGACAAAATCAGTCCCATCATAACTATATATCCTTGCATCTCCATTATTAGTTCCACTTTTATTTCCTGTTCCAAAATACATCTTATCAGTTCCACTTAAATTACTTGGTATCATACAGTTTACTGATGTTTCATTTCCTAATACTCTAAAGTATGCATCAGATCCAGCTACAGCAGACCAGCTTGAACCACCATCAGTTGATGCAGCCATAGTTCCTGCTGCATAACCTGGAGAAGAATCATCAGCAGCCCAAGTATAATTTTGATCATTATCTGCTGCAGCAGTTTTTAGAACAATCCAGTAAGTAGTTGTTGCAGCTAAACTAAATGCTGCTGGAAATTCTACTGTAACCCATCCGTAAGTATCTGTTACAAATGCTGGAATTGTCATAGTTGCATTTGCATCTACTAAAGTTCCTGAAGGCTTATCTGTTGAATTTGTTTCAATTGTTACTGTAATATCTCCTGGAGTTCCTGCAGCCTTTTTAAGATAAACCTGAACTGCTTTCATTTTTAAAGCTGAATCAACTTGAAATCCTTGTGCTTGTGCTGTTTCAGTTCCTCCTGTATCTCCAACAACTTTATTAGCATCAGTTCCACTTTCAAACCATTCAAGTTGTCTGGTGTTAAATAATTCAGTGTAAGTAGAAGCTCCATCCCAAGAATATATCTTTCCATCAGATGCTCCTACTATAAATGTAGGCTCAATTATTGTGGTTGATGCTTCTACTAAAGTTCCATCTTGAACACTGTCTAGTGTTGGTGTAGTTGTTCCAGTAAAAGATGAAGCATATGCTAAATGTATTCTTCCAACTGATCCAGCTCCTCCATTAGCATTTCCTGTTCCAGCAGCTCCAGCAGCAGTAGTTATCAAACCAGCTCCAAGTGTTGCTGTTTGAGCTTTAATGTGTATTGATCCACCTGCACCCCCACCTCCAGCTCCTGTAGTTGATCCACCTGCACCTCCATTTGAAGTTATTGCACCTGCTACAGTTAAAGTCTTAGCTATTATATAAACAATTCCTCCTCCTGATCCACCATCACCTACACTACCAGCTTGGCTACAAGCACCCCCACCTCCACCCCCACCCATAAACATAGTTGTTAAAGCAGCTACTCCTACAGCTTCTCCTGCCGTTCCTCCAGTTCCTCCTGAATCGCTTGCTCCATTAGATCCTGCTGCAGCATGACCTCCACCTCCACCGCCTGATCTTTGAGGTGAACCTGTTATCTTTCCTCCACCTGCTCCGTTACCATTTGCACTTGTTGATAGTCCTCCTACACCATCAGTTCCTTCACCTTGATCTCCTTGTGATACAGAACCAGCTACATCTCCAGCTCCACCTCTAAATCCACCACCAACCGTATCAGTTCCATGTCCAGGATCATAAGTTCCTGTAGCACCAGTTGTTCCATTTGCTGATATTGTTCCTGTAACTGTAATTGTCCCTGATGCATAAAATCCTAATATTCCTCCAACTGTTCCGTTCCATGCTTTAACACTTAATGTTTTACCAGATGCAATGGTTACATCTGTATATTGTTTCATTACTAATACCTGAGCTCCTGTTACATATGTTGCATTAAGAGGAGTTTCTAAAGTCATAGTACCTGCTGAATAATTTGAAATTTTATTATCTTGATAATTACCAGCTCCTTCTCCATACATCTGAATAACTAAAACTCTTAGTCCTGCAGCAAAAGAAGCATTTGTGGCTGTAAGTGAAGTTGATCCTTCCGTTCCTGTGCAAGCAGAATCAATAGGAGCATCAGTAGTGTCTGCTGAAATTGTTAATTCTCCATCCGATCCATCACCAAATGAAGATGTTCCTGTTAATGGTCTCCACGATTCTTGACACAATATATTTACTCCTGCTGCAACTTGACCTGTAGATGTAAAAGATTTTTCAAGTTTAAGTTTTAATTGATCAGTTGTATCAAGACCACTTGATCTATAATACTTTCCTCCATCATCAAAAAATTCCTGATCAAATCCATTAAGCCAATTAAGTTGGACGAAGTGAGGAAAGAATGTGGAGTCCCTATAATTAGGTTCTCCTGAAGAAAACTTGTTAACAAAATGTGGTGCTTCTTTTCTTGTATAGTAATGTCTATCTGCTCTTACCATACGAGCTAGTAAGAAACCGAAGTCTCCTATTTTTATATGATATTTACTATTTAGTGCTGCCATAATATTATCTTCCTATTGCTATCCAACCTATATTTAAACTTGTATGTGTTGTTGCTGTCAAGTCCTCCCAATATATAGTTACCCCTGTAGTTGTAGGAGTGTTAATTCCAACTGTATAATTAGAATTTCCACTTTGAACAGTAACGAAAACAGTAGGTGCTACATTAAAGACTGTTCCGAAAGTTAAGGCTATACTGCCAGCAGCCGAAGCTGAGCCCGCCCATGTCGCTGTGCCATGCTCAACTCGTTCACCGATTTGAAAGCCACGTATCATTGCAGGTGTAGCTTCGGCATCAAGTTTACGAGAATCTGAACCCTCGTGGGTATGTAATTTAATCAATTGAAGTTCAAGAAAGAAAGCTGGATTGACGTGTCTTAGTTCTATTTGACCAGATCCAACGTCTCCACCTTCAGTTACTGCTTTGGGAGTAGTTTTGAACTGTAAATACATTTAATTAAAATCCTAGTTTACTTCTTAATTTGTTCCAACCTGATTTTACGTTTTGAACTGGATTTGCTGCTTGTAATACACTTCTTAATGCTCCACTTATATTTTGAACTGCTTTCTCAACACTTCCCTTACCTGCTGCTGCAACAGTTTGTGAACCTCCGTATGTTTGTAGTGATGGGATATTTAATGCTTTACCAATAGAACCTAAAATATATTGTGCGGTTGTTGGTTGCCATCCTGATTTAGCTGCTTCTTCTCCACCACCTGCACTTACTCTGCTTCCAAAGATTCCAATATTGGGTAATTCTGCACTTGTAAATGGTGTTCTTTCGGCTTGCACGTTTGTCTGTGCACCTAATACTCTGGCTGCTTCTGCAGCTTGAGCTTGTTTGGCTTGTGCAACTGATCCAACTGGAGATCCTGTTACTGCTCCTGTGGTTGCAACTCTACCTCCTTGTCCTGTCTCTGATGCTTGTGCTGGTGCTTGACCTTGAAACATGGCTTGACCATCTGCCCCTGGTCTTGCTTGTGGTTGCATATTTGGCATACCCACTCCTGCTACTAATGGAACTTGATTTGCTGCAATGCCAGGCAGAGAAGCTGATTCTATTCCAGGTGCTGATCTGATTATCTTTTCTGAACCTGGTGCTACTGGTTGAATATCTGTTTCTTGAACTAACTCACGTCCAGCAGTCCCAACAGCTCCTTTGCCTGGAACTTCAGGTTTTTCAATCCTTGCTTCTTCCTTTTTTCTTGTAAGGCTTCCTGTTCCTGCTTTTGCTAATAATGAACTTCCTAATGATCTAATCATAAATAATCACCCCCTTTATACTCCTGTGAGATTTATCTCTACAGGCTTTCTAACCCTCCTTAATAATTTTTCTGCTCTTGATATTTGAACTTCTAACCTAGTAATAATTTTGTCTAAAGATGGCATATTTCCACCTTCAGGTTTAGCTACAGAATTATACTTATAGTATCTTGCTCTATCAGCTTCTAGTGTTTCGTAAGCTTTAATCATTAATTTATGAAGAATATATCCATCCCATTCTTCAGGAACTTCTGCAGCTTTTAAGAATTTCTTTTCTACCCAAACTCTATAAGTTTCACCGCTACTTGGAGCATTATCAAAAATCACATATCTACCTCTTAACTGCCAACCCTTAACAGATCCTTGATTATTTCCACTACTATTAATATGTTCTATACTACTAATTCTTGTTACTCCAGTTGAAAATGCAAATACTTCAGTTGAACTATCTGGAGTAATCATACTATCAAGGTAAGTTTCAATCCAAGTTATAGGATAAAGTTCTTGAATTGTTTCTGCTAAGAAAATATCAATATCATCATCTGTGAAAAAATAATCATTAGAATTTGTATCTCTCATTCTTCTTCTAAATCTTGTATGAAAAACAGATCCACCTGCAGCAAAAATATCAGACCAAGAACTATAAATTCCTGATGCAGAATTTTCATATCTAAATCTATACCAATGCGTTCCAACTACACCATTATCATCAGTGTATGAACTATACCCTGTAGATAAGTCACTTGCATAAGTTGAAGAAATTGGTAGATCTGCTTTTATAGCTGTCATTCCTGTTGCTGAATTAGAAGTATTCCTCTGGATATTTATAATATCGTAGGTTGAAGTTAAATCATCTGGATTTCTTAAATCTAATTTAATTGCCATATCACTTAATTATAGACTAATACCTTCCTGGTTTGTCAACAGAACTCGCAGATCCGATTCCAGGTTTATCTTTATCTATCAAAAACCCGCTTGATTTATTTGATTCACCAGTCTTTACAATAGTTGGTTTATCTTTTTCTAACATAAATCCAGTTGGCTTAGGAGATAATAATGCAGAAATATATTTTGGTATTCTACCAATTTTATTAAAGAGACTTGTAATCCAATCAGTAACTGTTATTGTATCAAGGAAACTTTTAAACCTTTCCTGGAACTTACTTAAAGAATCTGTAATTGTAGAAATATCTGTAAATGTTTTACTGACTAATTTTGAGAAAGAATCTAAAATACTAAATTCATCTGAAAATGTCCTAAACTTTGCAAGTACCTTTTCAAAAGTATCTGTAATGGCTATTTCTGACTCATTAAATATCCTTGTGATAGCTTTTGATATATTGTCTGTGACATTAGATATATCTGAAAATATTCTTGTAGTATCCTTTTTAAGTGTATCAGAAATTGTAATTTCAGTTTCTGTGAAAGTTCTAAATTTTGCTAATATTTTTGAAAATACTTCTGATAATGTTATAGTTTCAGAAAAATCTTTAGCAAATTTTTTACTAAATACTTCAGATAAAGTTAACCCTGCTTCTGTAAATATTTTACCTGCAGCTTTTTGGAATACTTCTGTAAGAGTAATAGTATCATTAAATGTCTCAGTGTATTCTGTACTATCAGGGAAATCACTTGTTAAATATCTAATAAGAACTATACCTGAACCACCATTACCACCATATTTTGATTCCCCATTACTACCTCCACCCCCACCTCCTGTATCGTCTGTTGCGTGATTTCCATTATTTCCTGCTAAAACTCCATCTCCGCCACCACCATTTCCTCCTGTTCCTGCACTGCTTGTACCTCCTCCTCCTCCTCCTCCAGCAAAATAACCACTTTCTCCAAATCCAGTTCCAAATACAGAGGAATAATCTACTCCTACTCCTCCATCTCCACAATAAGTGGAAGCAGCAGCTTGACCTACAGCACCAGCACCACCTCCACCACCAGCGTTGGTATAAGTAGCATCATCTGAATCACCAATACCTCCATTGTAACCCTGTCTAGGTGGACCAGCAGTACCAGTACCAGCAGCATAAGTATCGCTAAATGAACCTCCTCCAGAACCACCATTTTTACCTACATTTCCACCAGCTCCACCGCCTCCTCCTCCAATGGCAGTCATATCATCAAAATCAGAATTTTGACCATTGTCCCCAGCTATGTATGAAGCCACTGCAGCTCCACCCGCACCGCCATCTCCAACTGTAACTGGATAAGCTTGTGCTGTTACTGCGTGGGAAGCTTCATATAAATATCCACCTGCTCCACCACCTGCTCCAGAATATCTATTGCCTGCTCCTCCACCACCAGCTACGACTAAAACTTGTACATTTCCTGAATTACCTGGAGTAAAATTAGTTCCAGTATCTGCTAAGAGAAATTTGTGGATTGTATAAGTAGGGAAATCATCACTTAGGTATTTAATAATAACAATTCCAGAACCACCGCTTCCTCCTGCTCCTGCACCATTATTTATCATTGCACCTCCACCACCACCTGTATTGGCTGTACCTGCTCCTGGCGTTGAACCAGCATTACCTCCACCGTTTACACCTAAACCTAGAGTTCCACCATTATAAGTACCTCCACCACCGCCACCCGCATAATAGATGTTTGAACCATCATAAATAGTATTTAGAGTCCCGACTCCACCATTACCACCTGTAGTATTTGTTCCATTTACACCATTACCACCTGAACCACCACCACCTGAAGCTCCATAATTTGCAGGACCTGTATTAGAACTTCCACCATTTCCTCCTTGACTTCCTGTTCCTCCAGTAGAAGTACCAGCAGCTCCTCCACCACCACATCCACCATCTTTACCATTATAAAGTGCCCCAGTGTTCATTCCCCCTCCACCTCCACCTGAAGCAGTAATAGTTGAAAAAACAGAATCTTCTCCGTTATTTCCTTTATCATTAGATACCCCAGTTCCTCCGTCACCAACTGTTATTGTGTATGCTTGAGCTGTTACTGCAAAAGAGGCATTATATTGATAACCTCCACCACCTCCACCACCTCCAGTTCCAGAGCCACCTGCACCACCTCCTGCCACAACTAAAGCTGCTACATTACCAGCTCCTAAAGGTGTGAAAGTTCCGTCTGATGTAAATTTATGGATTGTATAACCACCTTCATAAGCATAAGTGGAACGAGGATTTAAACCATCAGAATCTACATAAGTGATTGTTCCACCTGTATTGGCGGTTATTTTGGTTATTGTTCCACCTGTTGGTGCTGCCATTTATTTCTCCTTTCTAATCATTAAATCAATACACTTTAAAAAGACATTATCTTTTTTAATACTATCCTCGTTTCCTTCAATTTTTTTAAGAGTTTCTAGCATATCAGCAGAATTTTTCTTTGTTTTTCTTAAAATGATACGCCAATAAGAGAGATTAGCTTCTTCTTCAACTATCCTTCCACCAATTTTATTTCGGAGTTCTATTAAAAGTTCTTTATCAGATTTTATTTTCATTTGATCTCCTTCCTAATATATATATAGGATCTATAGTAATCTAACTATAGACAAAAAAGGATAGAATGTAAATAATTTAAGCGTACTTTACGTTGTGGGTTATCTGAAGTGTATCTGTATCTGCGGTTGTAACTGCACTAAATGTTTGAGAAGCAAGCATATTTCCACCAGAAGTATTGTTGTCAAAAAGTCCTTCTTCAATTAATACCAAAGCACCTGTAAATGTAAATGTTTTAACCCATCTTGCAGTATCTCCAGTTGTAGTTGTAGTTTGATTACTACAAGTTGCTGCTCCTCTTGCTCCACCATTTGTAGTTGATTCAGATCCTAGTGCTGTTGCTGAAGGTGTTCCTACTCCGATTGCTATAGCTGTAACTGGAGCAGTTGTTACTCCATTTACTTGTTTAGCAGAAACCATTTTACCAACATCAGTAATTGTATTTCTTTTAATTAAATCGTAAGTCCAATTACCAAAAAGAATAGGAATTTGAATATCTACTTCAAAATGCTTTTTGAAGAATTTCCACAAAAAGTTTTCTTTGAACATTTTCTTAGGCTTTCCGTTTTTGTCCAAAAGCCTCATTTCTGTCCAACCTATTAATTTTGATTCGTTTGCAAATAATTTATTCATTTTTTACTTTCTTAATTTCACTTTCAAGACATGTTTTCACACCTTCTATCATTTCATTTTTACCTGGATCAAAAGCTTTGGAAGTAAAAACGTACCTGAATTCTTTAACTTCTGGAACATAGGAGAAAGAAATAATTTCACCAGACTCTGAATCTGGATCTAAAGAGAATTTAACCTGGTCTCCAATGTTGTACTTAGGCTTCATAAATATAATTATGTAGTTTTATACACCCTCTGTCAAGTCTTTTAAATCAAGTTGTCAAGAAAGTCCCTAATTTCTTTTTCTTCCTCATCATAATTGACAATTTCTTTAAATCTATTTGATGCATTTTGACACATTTTTATATGGTTTTCAGGCTCAGACCATTTCTTTATTCTTTCTACGTTTTGTTGGTAGTTTGCCTGTTCCAAATCTATACAAGTTACTTCATCTTCTAATAATAGACTAGCTAATTTATCATAATAATCAGATCCATTTGTAATAACAGGTCTTCCACAAGCAAACCAATTATGAATAACATGACCAAATCCATCACCACCTGGTTTAACATGCCAACCAAAAGAACTTTGAGACATAATATCTGCAATATTTTGATTTCCTGTAATTGTTCCATCTGGAGAACTAGCTCCAAAAGCTTTCATTTTAAATTCTGGTAAAGAACTTCTATATTGATTAAATAATTCTGGCATTGGAAATAGATTAACAAAACTATTTATTTCTTTTAATTGGTTTGTTGGTTCTTTATATTTGAATATATTTGTATCAAATTTCTGATGATAGAAAACTACGTTTTTATCTGCTGAAACTGGATAGGGAGCAGTTGAACACATTACATTTGAAGCATCAGTAGTTTGATAAATGTTACCCATTTGAGCTATGTGCTTAGCCTTTGGTTTAAACTCTCTAATCAACCTTTTGTAACTAACATCATGAGCTGGAATACTAGATATAACTATATCAATCTGCATCTCATTAAACTGATCAAAAGTAATGCCCTTGTGGTGAATATCTTCAGCTCCATCCCAAATATAGTAAACACCATCTTTGATATAGTTTGATCCATTCAAATTCACATAGGGTGTATATCCACGATTATTTATATCAAGATACTGAGAAGCAGTATCAACAGGGTTTGGATATGGATCAGCTATGTTCCAAAAACCATTATAGAACCATTCCATACCAATCGGTCTATATAGATTCCAACCCAATGTATCCTCAAAAAGAAGTTTTAAGGATTTGTAAAGTCCACCATGATGATAGTCTGCAAATACATTCATATCTTTTTAATAAATCTAGCTGGTACTCCAGCCCAAAATTCATTATCAGGAATATCTTTTAGAACTAAACTACCAGCTCCAACTACAGAGTTTTCTCCAATTGTTACTCCTGGACAGATAGTAACATCTGAAGCAATCCAAACACCATTTTTAATAACGACAGGTTTATGTAATATAGTATCTTGTCTTTCTTTACCTTTTAATTTCATATCATGGTATCCACAAAGAACCTTACAATCGTGACCAAAAGAAACATAATCACCTATAGTTATTTGATCTATGCAATCTAAAATAGTATTAACTAGGCTAACACTATTTCCAATTATCGGAGTTTTATTAAAGTTAAATAATTGAGGTTCTGGATTAATCTGTATCATTAAAGTATTCCGTATCTCAAATCAGACCAAATTAAATGAAGTGTATTTTCACTACCAAACATTTTACAAGCTTTATCTAAATTTTCATTTACTTTATCAGAATATATTTCTTTTCCATATTGAAGTCTCTGAGCTATAAAATAACCAATCCTGGCAGAATCTACATTTGATTCTTTAGAAAGAACATCTATATTTCCATTCTCTAAAATATAGTAATACCTCATTAAATTTCCAACATGAAACCATCCGTTACCAACATGCGAAAATATCAACTTAGATTCTCTATTATGAACTCCCATTTTTGCACCAGTATTAAAAATTGATTTAAGCATTTGCCTACTATGAATAAAATCTGCTGGAGTAAGTTTGTTCCACAAAGATCTTTTCATCATCATAAAAGCATTTTCCCAATGAGGTCTAGGATAGAAAGTATATGGAGGAGAGTCCACTTCCTCAAATTTCTGGTCTGTTACCTCTGCTATCAGTCCATTAAACTTATATTCTGGTTTGTAGATTGAACTACTTTCAAAATAAGAACAGAAGTCAAAATCACTTTCATTAAATTGTTTGATAAGTTTTTCTGCATAATCTATATCATCAAAGAAAATATCATTATCCAAATAAACTATAGTATCCCAGTCTTTAGGTTGAAGAAGTAGCCTCAAATCCTGCATACCCTGATCATATGGAATCTCTGTTTTTGATTCACTTTGTTCTATTGAATCGCTTATTAGACCAAAATTTCCAAACCCTTTATCAAATCCAGTATTATAGATATAAATAGGATAATTGGCTTTTAAAAACAAAGAAATTCCCTCCTCATAAAAGAGACTTCGTTTATGATGTAACGTAGTTAAAAGAGTTTTCATTTATCAAAAGTTTTATAATTTTCCCTATACCACTCAATCGTTTCTTTCATTCCTTCCTCCAAACCAATCTGAGGTCTAAAACCTAATAATTGACAAGCTGGAGCTGGATCTGCCAAAGTAACTGAATTCTCTGGTTCACCCATTCTCATTGGTTGATTAACAATTTTTGATTTGCTTCCAGTTAAACTGATTACTAATTCAGCAACTTCTTTAACTGTTACAGGAATTCCAGTTCCTCCATCAATTGCTCTACCCCAACAATTATCTTTTTCAAAAACTCTGATCATAATTTCAGATAAATCTTTTGCATTAACCATATCAACAATCTGATTACCATTTCCATTTATAACTATGTTTTCATTATCTAAAGCTCTGACTATAAATGTAGGTGCAATCTTTCTAACTTTCTTCCAATGTTGTCTTGATCCATATGCATTTAATCCTCTGACTACAGCCACCTTCATGTCATATTCTTTGGCATACATCAAACATAATTTAGTTGCTGTTCTTTTTGTAATTGTGTAAGGGTTAAGCCACTTATTAGTTAAACTACAATAAATTAAAGGAACATTATATTTTCTAGCAATATCCAAAGCATTAACCATTCCTTTAATATTTACTTCAATAGCATCATTTATTCTACCGAATGTTTCTGCAGTACCTAATACGCCAGAACAATCAAAAATTACATCTGGTTTAAATTCACTAACAACTAATTCAACATCTGCAATTTTTGTTATATCTGTTTTAATAAAGTTACCTTTCCATTCAAAACCTTCAGGTGCTTTTATATCTGCAATAGTAGTTTGATAACCACGACTTAATAATATTTCTGCTAGATGACCACCTATAAAACCACTTCCTCCTAATACAATTGCTCTCATTCGTTCATCACCTCCTTAATTGATTTCACTATATACTCTAAATCTTTTTCTTTAAGCCACCAACCAACAGGAATGAATATAATTTTATCCTGTAGTTTGTCCATATTCTCAAGGGTTGAGGTTGGCATGTCCTTGAAGGTTGAGTACAAATCATTTCTTCTCCACATAGGCGTGGTTACGATTCCTTTTTCTTCCATCTTTTTAATAAATTTATCCCTATCATCAACAAAGATATAGAAGCTCCACCAAGAAGGAATTGAATCTTCTGGAACTACTGGAAGCATTAAACCTTTAATATCTTTTAAATGTTCCATGTAATACTTAACATTGTACCTGTGAGCCTTTATAACAGAACCTAAGCCATCTAAGTTACATAAACCGATAGCTGCTAATATATCATTCATATGAAATTTATATCCCCACTCTGGAACATCAGCAGTCATCTGATGCTCAAGCCTTGTCATTCCTTCTGGAACTTTTCTAGTCATACCAAACCACTTTAATTTCTCTGCTCTTTCAAATTGTTTACCATCTTTAATAACAATTGCTCCACCATCAACTGTATTAAATTGCTTGATTGATTGGAAAGAGAAGCAGCTATAATCAGCCCAAGCTGAGATATGCTTACCTTTATATATAGTGTCAATTGCATGAGCACAATCAGCGATTATAGGAATATTAAATTCTTTCAATCTCTCCATTTCACAAGGAACTCCACCCACAAGAGTAACTATAATAGCCTTAGTATTACCTGTAATTCTCTTTCTAATACTCTCAATTGATATGTTCACATTGTTACTATTTATATCAGACCATATCAATTTAACTCCAAAAGGCATCATGGCTACATTTGTAGCAATCATTGTAAATGGGGTAGTTATGACCTCATCACCTGGTTTTAAACCTATTAATCTACCAGCTAGAGTTAGAGCACTTGTACCACTATTTAAAAGAAGTAGATTATTACAACCAAATATTCCTTCTAATTGATAAGTTAATTCTTCAACTTTTGTGCCTTCGCCAATCATTCCAGAATCAAATACTTCCTTTAAAGCTTCTAATACTTTTTTTGAGCTTTTAACTTTGAACATTGGAATTGGTTCTTTTTTATTCATTTTCAATCTTTCTAGTAAGAATAGTTAATGAGTGATCATTCTTCCCAACTATTGTGCATTTATCAAATTTATCAGTAATAAATGGTAGGTTTAAAACTTCTGTAAAAGGTTTTAATCCTATCTCTTTCTGCCAATAATTATAGACACCACCTTCTATTAATATCATTTTACTAACTTTATGTACCCATTTGTCAAGAACCTTGAAAACTATCTCATAATAATTACATAAATCTATATGGAGAAAATCTACATATTCAAAATTTTGATATGCTTCAAGTGCATCACCCTTTCTAACCTCTACCTTATTTTCTAAACCAGCTTCTTTAATGTTTTTGATAGCTACATCCATCTGTGCGTGAGTGTGTCCATGAGGTTCTAGTCTGTATTTTTCTTCAAACAAATCTATAGTTACTAGCTTGCCTTTTTTATTAAGTGCCTTACCTATTAATATTGCAGAAGAACCTTGTTGTGTTCCTAACTCCACCGCAGTTATAGGATCACATGATTTAACTAGATTGAAGAATAAATCTTTTAACCCCCTTGATTTGTAGGATGTAGTAAAGACTTTCATTTGAATGTCTCCCTTAATTCTATCCAATTGTTCTCAAAGTCTTTAATAAACATATTATCCCATCCACTAGGATTGTGATAAATCTTAACAGGCACAACCTTACCAGTCTTATTGCTATAGTCCGATATAGTTTGTATTAGTTCGTTCCTGTTTTCTACATGTAGTGCTATATGGTTTATTCCGTATTTAACAAAGTGAGAATCAGAGTTTAGATTGACAGTATCAAATTTATGAACTTCAATAACTAAATCTCCTTTTTTATATCTTCTACATAAAGCACCATAATCTACTCCAAATAGTGTATGAGCAAGTTCTTTTGAAAGAGTAGATTCCCAGATCTTTTCAAATCCTAAAATATCAACCCAAAAGGATTCAAAAGCTTTTACATCATTAGTAATCCAGCCTATATGATCTAGTTTGATATGTTGTTTAACTATCATTGTCTCACCTCTCTTTCCAGGTAAAACTTAATTTTACTTATAAATTCATTATGCACCTCTGGTATAGATCTGTATATTGAACTTAAATATTCTGGTTCTCTCCATGTTACTCCTCTTATAGTTCCAAAGTAAGGATTAAGGTTTTGAAATTGATTAAGATCTAATAACCTAAAACGACTAGCAACCTGATCAACACGTTCATTTAAACTGTCTTCATTCCAACTTCTAGTAAACCATCTGCCATCAAACATCCTGGCTTTTTCAAATACCTCTCTAGTCATCATCCTCATACCATGCTGTTGCCATACATGAGCAACCCCATTTGAAAATGCCTGTTCTAGCCACTTATCTGTAGTTTCCTTAAATTCCTGATGTGTTTTCATGCCTCTAACTATTCCAATAATATCGGGCATTGGATCAAGTGAAGTTGTATCTAACCATTCAAAATGACCAACTATATCTCCAGGAGTTTGTTTGAAAGCATCATAAACACGACTAAGATCTGCAAAACAAATATAGTCTGATGGAACGAAAAGCAGTACATCACCAGTTGCAATTTGTGAGGCTTTATTGAACAATTCTCCTGCAGGAAACCAGATACTACTAAGTTCACCTATCTTATATTTTGCTATTCTTTCACGCATATCTGCTATTACTTCAGGCGTAAATATGTTTTCTTTTTCATAGAAATCCACTATTTTGCTTAACCACTTAATCCTCTTTCTTTTAGTTCTACAGAAAAACTTTAAGTTCGGAAATTCCAAAGACAATCTTGTAAGAAGTTCTTTTGTAGGTAAATAGTTTCCATCATTAGCAATAACTATTTCTACATTAGAAGGATCTGAAGCGTTTCCAAAAACAGTTCTTATAAATATCTCTAAACTATCTGTTTCCCTATAACTACTGGTGCATATTGATAACATATTAAATCATGCTTAGAAAATCTCCCCATTGTTTTTTGATTGTTTCTTTACCAAATAATTCAATAGCTTTTTGTCTTGCTGCAGTAGAAATTCTTCTTCTTAAAGGCTCATCATTTAATAATTGTCCAACCTTTTCTCTTAAAGTATCTATAGTGTCGCTAACAAAACCGCACTGACCAGATTCTAATATTTCTGGAACTTCAAAAGTATTTTGTTCATGTTTAAAGATACTGTTTCCAATCTCGTTACCAACTGAAACTATAGGTATTCCTGTCATGAAAGCTTCAATAAATCCTAGAGTATAACTAGCTGGTTGAGTTCCTGTATAGAAAAATACTCTGTTATCTCTTAACTCTCTCTTTAAATCATCATAACTTAATTGTCCTCCCCACAAAGCACCTAAATCATCATTATCAGCTCCAAGTACAATTCTTGGATATGTTCTAGTAGCTTCTTCAAAAGCTTGATAGTTACAAAATGCACCACGCTTTTGAATAGCTTGACCTAAAGTAATTACACGATTAGTATTTCCATTCCAGTCTTTATATTCTTCTGGATCTTTGTAAAATCTGATCATTGCATCCTCTCCTAGATTCATTTGTATATTTTTCTCTTTAGGTGAATATCTAACAATTTTCATGCCATCATATCTATAGTCTGCAAGTTGCATTTCAACTGCAGATGTTGATTGTCCAATTGTTCTCCAGATGACCTTTTTATGCCTGATTTTTTCCCAGTTATTAATAATCCATTCTGGAACATGCTGAACTATAATTGCATCAGCCCATTCAATCATTTCTGGATTAAGCTGGTCTTTTGAAAACCTTGTAGCTAGAACTGCCATATGCTCGTTATACTTAGCTCCAGTTGGAGGTCTCTTGACATCTTGAGGTGCTTGTGGGTTGACATATGCTCCATGTGAGAATACTTCATGACCTAACTCTGTTAAGAGTTTGGTTTCGTCATATTCCAAAATTGAATGACAACTTAAATATAGTATCTTCATTTTATAAGTAAAACTTGTTTATCAGCCATCAATGGAGTCCACCCATTAGCTAGTAAAAATTCAACAGATAGTTTGCACTTACCTCCATTTGTAAAATTATTATCATCTAAAAGAATTACAGATCCATCATGTAATTTATCCCAAGCAGCCTTAATTTCATTTAATTGATGTTCCTGTGAAGCTATTAATTTAGGAGAATCAACCTCATCATTTTCAGGACAATCCATTGAATCTAAATATAGTAAATCAATTTTCTCTGGAAACTCTTTTAGAAACTGTATAGAATCGCTAGTTACAAAGTTTGTATTTTTGTTAAATCCTTCCGTTTCTTTTTTAGATAGTTCTATTGCTTCAGGTAAAATATCAACTGTCCAAAACTTCTTTTCATAGTGTTGTGCATAATCTCCAAAAAGAAGTGTAGAATATCCACCACCAGCCATATCATCAGCCATACGAATCGTGCCTGTTTCAACAATATTCATACCTTTTCTAAAATGAAATAAATTAAGTGCAATTTTTGTGGAAAAGTATCTGACTCCTTCTCCCATTTTAAAGCGGTATTTTAAAGTCCACCAGTCATTCCATTTAATAAAATCGTCCATGTTATTTATAATCAAACTCCTTTTCTAATATATCAAGAATCTCATTCGCACACACTTCCCAATTCCACTCTTTATGCATCCATTCACTTGCAAGTTTACCCTTCTCGTAAGCTTCATTCTGATTTTCGTAAATATGCCTCATCCAATACATTAATTCTCTGACATCTATTCTAGCTTGGAAACCTGGTTGTTCTGGTTGTTCTCTAGCATCAGGCATATCTATTGCAACTGGTTCAAGAGGATAATTATATTTAGGATCTGCTACATCAGCCATGCCTGACCAATTGGTTATAATAACTGGAAGACCTGTAGCCATAGCTTCTCTACCTGGCATACCTGCACCTTCAGCCCTAGAACAGAAAAGAAAACAGTCTATGTTTTTGTAGAATATCTGCATACCTTCAAAGGTTAAAAGTTCATCTATGAATTTAACTCTTGGATCTGCTGGCTGTTCATAACCAAACATGTTATTACTATTTTTAAGCCATAGTTCTACTGGTTCATCTGGTTCAAATTCTGAAGTAAAAGCTGCAACCATTTCACGCCAATTCTTTCTATCATCCAACCAACCTGCTGTAGCAAATATGAAGTTAGGTTTTTTAGGTCTTTGTTTTCTATCTATAAACTTAAATAGGTCTGAATTAATTCCCTGTTTAACTGTATAAATAGGTTTTGTAAAACCACTCTTTTTAAATACATCTACTAGATATTTTGAAGGAACGAATAGTGCATCCATAGCCATACATTTATCTATCCAATCTTTACCAACTTTAGTATTTTCAACCATTGTATATCCGATCTTTATATCTGAAATATTATTGTGAAATAATTCTGGAGTAGTTTTAATAATTCCTAATCTAGCCTTCTCAAATGGTTTGTGATAGACAAGATTCTGTTGTTCTATAGTTAAAGTTTTCCACTCTGAAGTATTATCTGGTTCTCTCCTTTGCCAACCCACAGAAACTTTCCCAGTTAATCTTTCTAACGCAGTAATATACTCTAAGGTTACTATTCCGTAACCTGAGTATGGTGTTGTCCAACCATACCAGTTAAGGTTTTCGTCATACTTTCTTTTTATCATCTTCGTCAATTGCTACATTGACAATGCGAGCAACTCTACCTATATTTTTTAATAATGACCAAACCTCCCAAGTTAGGTCTATAGGTTCACCACAAGGAATGAAAGTGTTGGTTCTGTTGATTGAGACCAACATTCCTTTCTTTCCTGTAGCTTGATCGCACTCTGTAGCGTATTCCATTGGAAAAATAAACTTTCTTTTTCCAAATACTGCCTTAAAGGGCATGATCTTTTTATTTGATCGTTTTTTTAACATATTCTTTTTTCTGTGCCCTATAAGGCTAGGGCTAACCTTGTGCTGAGTAATATAGTCGCACAATACTCATCTAACTTCTTAAAAGATTACCTTGCGGATTCAAGCCTTCTCATGAAGGTTTGCTGTAAGATAACTGATTTAAGATATGCTTTCCAAGCAATAGCGGTCTTTACCTTGTATTCGTCACCATGCCCTCCTGGAGGAGTCACAATAACATCAAAATCACCAGGTAACAATCTTGCTATTCCGTAAGCACCCTCTCCTAGAATAATGGTTTGTTCAACATATGAAACTGTTGAATTTGAACCTGAATTTGCAACGGATGGAGCTGTAGAAGTTCTTACGAACCTCACACCATCAATATTGGCAACTTCACCTGTAAAGATGGAATTGTCTTTTGCTAAGTATCTAGTAGCTTCTCTGAAGGCTGTATCCTTCATTAAGCGGGTTTTGACATAAGGAGAAATAATAGCAACGTATTCGTCTCCAATCATAGGAGCATCTGCGGTTTCAAGAGATTCCACAGTGTCTAAGATGTCATCTAAATCAATCGTATCACTTGTCAAAAGACTTGTTCTAGCTGTTTTTTCGTTGGAATAGTTTGCACTTGTTCCTGCAACTAAAACGTCTCTGACTTTCTCGTTGATAGTTTCACCTGCGTTTTGCCCTACTAATTTCTTATATTCCATAGGAAGATCTAAGAAAGAAGTTTCTTTCAAGGCTTCAAGCAAGGTTACTCCATTTCCCCAAAGCTCCAAAGTTGCTGTAACAGTAGCATCTGCTATTGTTGCAGGACTCCATGTAGGAGAATCGTCCAAGACTGAACTTGGAACTGTCATCTTTGTGAATTTCAACCATGATGCGGTTTGACCTTTTCTTCGCATTGTCAAATCGGGTGCACCGAATTGAGGATAAACCAACTTTGGTTTAGCGAATTCTAATGTTTTTCTAACATTATATGTTTCTATCGTGTCTGTACCTAAAGTACGAGTCATTTCTGCCATAAATAATCACCTCCCTTTTACTGCTGTTTTTGAGACATTTTTTGAACAGCTTTATTTTTTAGCTTCTCTAACTTTGCCATAGGCATTGTCCAAAGGTCTTCGTCTTCCACTGAACCTGGTTCAGCTTCTTCGGGTGTCACTTCGGGTGTTGGATTAGCATTTACAGTAGCTGGTGCTGTAGCACCTGCTGGCTGTTGTCCCCCTGACTGCTCAGAACTATTAGTAGTAAGTTTTTCAACTCTATCTGCGATTTTCTCCTCAATCTCGTCAAGGGCGGTTTCAAAATCGCCTGATAAGAATGATTGTCGGGATGCAAAAGCCCAGGGATTTAGCCTGATCCTCTGCAACTCATCTGCTGGTAACTCAGGATATAAAGCAATCCTTTCTTCCAAATTCCCACGAAGTCTAGCATCTGATAGCTCTAAGGAAGCTGCATATACTCCAGCTTCAGAATCAAATGGGTTTTCTTGGTTATTACCTGGAAGTTGATTTCCTTGCCTACCTTTACGTTTAGCATCAATGAGAGCCTTGTTCAATGCTTTCACATTATTTGACAAAGTCTCTATTTTCTCATCCCTTGGATCGGTTTGAGGTTTATTCTGATTATCGGGAGTTCCATTATTTGCTCCAGTATCACCGCCTGGTGTCCCTGTAGCGGGTGCATTTTGGCTCGCTGGATCGGTTACTCCTGCGTTCTGATCAGTTACGTTTGTGTTTTGTTCCATTGCAATCTCCTTTCTAAGAGCATTTAATAGCTCATAGCCAAGAGTCGGCAAAGTTAATTGTTATCCCCACTCTCGCTTATCAACTATTAAACTAAATTAAGCTTAAACAAATATATAGAACAATGTCAACTAGACCATTATTTTAAAGCCTTTTCTATTAAGTTTCTCTTTTGAGATTCACTGAGGGAGTTATCATTTAGTATCTTACTAATATCATTTTGTTTACTTCTATTTATCTTATTCTGCATATACAAATCATCTAATGATCCTTTTTGTGATCCTATGAATGAAGTTTTTATTCCTGCAAATGTATCTATTATTGCTTGAGATAGATTTCTTTCTCTACCTGCATAATCTGGTTTACCTGTAACTGCAGGGAAAACCTTTGAAACAAGATTATTTAAGAATTGTGGAGAAAATGTTCTAAATGCATGAGAAGCTCTGTCCATAATTTTCTTTCCTCCTAATCCTTCTGATTCGTATTTTTCAATTGGTTGATTATAATAAAAGTCTTTGTTCGCTGCTTGTGCTGCTAATTCAGTAACTATTGGATTAGTCCCAAGTCCAAATGGAAGCATGCCAGTATCATTTCCTAATGGAGAAAATGCATTAGAGAATGGATAAATATAATTAGGATCAAAGTACATATTCTCTCCCTTTTTATTTTTGAACGGAAGTCTTACAAAGTTTTCAGCATAAGCAGGTCTTTGTCCACCTTCACTGAAATTTTCAACTTCTCTTTTTAACTTTCCATATTTAGCTATTCTTCCTGGATTAGTTACAAGAGTTTTAGCTGTGAAAGGGACTACTTGTCTAGTAAAAGAATAAAATGGTACTGCATTTTTAACCAAACCTCTTTCAGCTTGACTTATACGATATGGGGAAAATATAGCTTCTTCAGCCTTCTCAGATGCTTTAACAAGTAGATCTGGATCTTTTAAGGCATCATCAACACTCTTGCCTGCTGTTTTTGCTAGCTTTTTAACCCAAGTCTGAAATACATTAAGTTTCGCTGTTTCCTCTGATACATTTTGAAGACCTTTCAAAAAATTATCAGCTTTAGCAAAACCATTTTTTTGTGTTATTTCAGATATATCAAGAAATTCATCTAATGCAGCACCAAAGTTTTTCTGTTTAATAAGTCCAATATCTTCAGCAGCATTAACAAATTTTTGTCCACCTTTACCCATGTATTGTTTAACTGCACCGACATAGTCTGATACAGTTTGAACTACTCCTCTACCTGTACTCATATCAGATAAAATCTGGTTTGAAATTAAATTTCTAACATGATATGCAGGGTTATAAATAGTCTTACCTTTCTTCCAAGCAGTTAATAAATCATCCCATCCAGTAACTTTTTTAGCATCAGCAGTCCTATTAATATAATCAATAATTGAACTTGGTAAAGCTTTGTTCTTAAATAGTTTAGCTACTTTACTATTCTTAATAGCATGTGGAGCATACTGATAACCTTCAGGAACAATTCTATTAATAATCTTTCTTCCTTTCTTAACAACTTCAGTCCCAACACTAAAATCATTAGCTATTGTTTTATAGAACTTTGCAGATTCAATATCTTTTATTCCAGATCCTAAACCAGCAAAAGTTGGAGCTGAAAACTCTCTAATAAATCCTTCTGCTCCTTTTCTTTTCTTTGCAAACTGTTCTCCTATTTTAGGTGCTGTTCTACTCATGAATCCTTGTTGAACTGCATCATCAAAATACTTTTCAAATAAATGTTTCATATAAACTCCTTTATATTTGGCAAAACTTTTCTTTGAAAGTATTCCTAAATTAACAGCTTCTTGACCAATTTGTTCAGTTAATTCTCTTAATGGTTTAGCTAATTTTTCATATTTGGTACTTGTATCAATACCACCCTCAAGTAGTTGCCCAACCCTAGCCTGTTCAGCAGGTGAAAGATTATCTGCGGTCTTTTTGACAAGTTTATATAAATCATTTAGTCTTTTATTTGTAGTTTTCTCAGTAGTCTTCATTAACTCTCCAAATTTAGGAACTCTAAAATATGGAGCAACTTTTTCAATTGGTTTATAAATATTAGGAGTTTTTCTTGCATAATCCATAACTTTATCTGCAAATTTTGATACTCCAACAACATCATCAACTTTAGAAATACCTTTACCAGCTAACTTGAAAATCTTGTCAAATGGAAGAAAATTAAGAGGATCTGCTACCATTCTCATTGCTGATCCACCAATCTTTTTAGCTGTTTCATTTTGCATTGCTTTATCCCACTTTTCATCCTGTTTCTTTTTATATCCAGGTATAAGATTTAAAGGCGATACATTTCGTGAGACTGTGTTAATTTTACTAAATGGAGTAGTCGGATCTGTATAAGCTTCTTCATAAGTTTTACCTTTAGTGAGTAAGCTCTGAATCCACTCAGAAGGCTTGTTTAATGCGTTAGATACTTTACCCCATCCTGTTTTAAAAGGATGTTGTTGTTCATAATTTTTTACTGCATCATTTTGAAATATTTGTTCTGAAACAGGACTTGGAGATTTTGTTGGAATAGGTTGTGGAACTGGAGTCATATTAGCAGAAGTCATTGTTGGTTGTACGTATTGTGGATTTAATCTCTGTAAATTGGTATCAAGTCTTTGCTGAACAGTAGGAGTAGCTGAAGGTTCTTTCAGTTTAGTGCTTGGTCTAAACTTATTAAAGTCTATATTGAAATAGGTCATTTCTTTTTGAATAAATTACTAACAAAATTCTTAACATTGTTCACAGCAGTAGAGACTCTATTAACCACAGGTTGAGTTACTTTCTGGATACTTGATTGAATATTAGCAAGCCCACTAGCAACTGGAGTTGACCAGAAATTCTTGCCTTGGTTTGAAGTTGGATTAAAGTAACTTTTAACACTACTTGTAGCTTTATTTACTGCAGATGGAATATCTATTCTAGGCATACTCCAAGAAGAACCTCCTCCAGATGATTGTGGCATAGGAGTTGGAGATGGTGAAGAACTTGGTTGTGGTGTTTCCCAAGAAGGTGCAAATCCTTCCTCTCTCATAAGTTTTTGTGTTTGTTCATCACTTCTAAATGCTCTATCTATAGCAGCTTGATCTTGTTGTAATCCTTTACGATACTGACCAGAATCAATTCCTAAAGCCAATTCAATATTTCTATTTCTTTTTGGATCTGTTAAAGAAGAATAATCTGTATAATCTTTTGGTTCTTCTTTTGAAAATATACTCTTAAATCCACTTCCAACATATTCTAAGAATTTTTGAGCTGCATTTAATTCATTCCCTGGAGCAGGTCTTTGTCCATATTTAGAAACATAAGCTGTTAATTTTTCTCCAGATAATCCTTTTTGAACTCCTTGATTATAATATTTAATTAATTCTCTTGCTGATAAATCTGCATTAAAATTAGGATCTTTTAATTGATCAACTGTATATCCTTTGCCTCTACCATTAGCCATGTTATTTTGATACAAACCAACTGATCTTCCATTATCTCCAATCGCATTAGGATCTTTGTTTGATTCAGCTAAAGCAATTGCATGCAAGACCTGTCTAAATTGCTCATCACCTGGAGCATATTTTTCTGCTGTTTCATCAATAATTTGATCAACTGATTTTCCAGTTTCATCTCCAGAAACTTCAGGAGGATTAAATATATTCATTCTTCTAAAAGTATCTTTAACTGTATTAATTGCTTTACCAGCAAACTCTTTACCTTTTTCAAATATATTTTTAGCTCCTTCAATTCCCTTTTCAGCTAATGGTTTGATATAGTCTGATATAGAAGATATGGGTGATTTAGTCCAATCTTGAATTGGAGAATAAACATTCTTTGATCCTTCACCTCTTAATGTTTCCCCTAGTTGTTTTAATCCTGGTACATTTTTCTCTGCGAATTCTTGAACACCTGCAGCAGCTTTGAGGAATGGACTTTCCTTCATTTCTGGTTTCCAAATTAACTTTCCTTGCTGATTTTTAATAACAGCTCCATCCTCCATTAACTTATTGATTCTAGTTTCAGTCATTGCTTCTGTTCCTTCATCAGAGCTTACAAAGTTTATTTTTTCTTGTTCTACCCTTCCATCTTTAATTGTATAAACAAAAGCATTACCCATATAACTAGCAAGATTTTTATCATTCATTAATCCAGAAATTGCGAAACCATTATTATCTACAAATTCTTCAGGGAGTTCTCCGTAATATATTCTGTGATAGACATTATCAACTTTTGCATAATTAACATCCCAATTTCCAGCATCTTTTATTTGTCTTACATCTTGCAAAACTACATCACCTTTGTTTAATCTTTCACCATAAATATTTGTTAAATTTGATTCTTTATCTACAAAAATAGGTTCATAATCATCTATATTTTGTCCTATCCCAATTAAGCTTTCATGAATCTCAATTGCTTGATTTGTTTTTTCAAGATAGCTATCAGCACTTGCATCATTTCCATATTGTGAATAAACACCAGAAACCTGATCATAATACATTGCTTTAGTTTGAGCTAGTTCTATACCTTTTGATACATATTCATATTTATCTATCTTTCCTTTTTTAAACTCTGTTTCAAGCTCATCTTCAACTTTTCCAAACTCAGAATTGGTTTTTCTTACTTCCTGATTAAATGAAGCTGCTGATGCTTTTTGATTTAATTCTTGAATCTTATAAACTGTATCGTAAACATTTTGAGTTGTATTTGAAATTTGATTATCAATTGAATTAACATCTTCAATTAAATTATTCAAAGCTATAGTTAGTTGAGTTTTTTGATCTCCTGTTGCAGCATCCACAGCCTTCTTATAAGTATCAATCATTAATTCCTTATCTGATCTACTTTGATATAGTCTATCCAATGTATTTTTCTGTCTATCCAAACTCTCCAAAGCATTTGATACTGCTGGAGATTGATAACCTGAAAAACCTGTAGAACCTGTAAGTTCACCATATAATTTAGATCCACTTTCTGATGAAGGAACACCCAATCCAGCTCCCATGGTTTGTGAGGTTTGGAGTCTAGTTCCAGTGATTAAATCATTAATATCAGCTCTTTTTGCAGAACTCATATAATTGTTTTTCTGTGTAGCAATAGAATCAGCTTCATCAAAATCACCATCAAGTCTAGCCTGATTTTCAAGCTGTTCATATAAATTAACTTTTTGCCAAAGCTTTTCCGAAGTATCTTCTGGCATCTGAGATAGTTCTAATAAATAGCTTCTCCTATAATCTGCCCTCTCACTTTTTTCTGCTTTATCTAAAAGCCCTTGAACTTTTTGTTCCTGTTTTATGTAAGCTGCAGATCCAGGAGAACTCATCTTATCAAGTTTACTTTTTTCATAAGCATATAAATCACGAGCATCAAGCTCACCTGATTGGAAAGCCCTGTCATAACTTGCATCAACAACAGAAGTTTGAACAGTAGATATTTTTTCTCTTAAATTCTGAACTTGAAGTGGAGTATTCCAGCTTCTAGCTGCTCGTATAGTTAGATAGCTTAAATAGCTTTCTGCAGATAGATTTCCAGTTTCATATTGGTTATCTATTATTGCATCCTCAGCCGAAACTTGTTTTTTAGCTAATGAAGAATAGGAAGAACTACCCCCAGAAAAAACTGAAGGTCTGCTTATACTTTTGTATTTTGATAACAGACTTCTAAGTGCCATATTTTATACACCATTCTGAGCATTTATATTTTGAGTCATCTGTGCTACAGCACCTTTGGCTGTTGCAGTTTGACCTGTTGGTGTTCCTGTGCCAGTTAATACTCCTCTCCTTCCTTCATTTTGCTCTTTAGATAATATCGGTGCTTTATTTGGTTCAGTTCCCTTATTTGCTTTTGCAATCATTTCTTCCATATTTCCTGTTGTTTCTGCACTTTGTTCTTCTGCAGCAATCATTTTCTTTCTAGCTTCTATATCAGCTCCAATTACACCTGGAGATAATTGCTGGAATTTATTAAAGATCGTTACTAACTCTGGATCTTTCATTTCTTTCTTTAGTTTCTTAATTTCTTTATTTGGATCTTTAAATCCAGTTTGTTCAAGATACGTATATAAGGAAATAGAATTCCTATCTCGCATAGTAGAAGCATCAGTTACTTTATCGCTTCTTGATAGTGGAAGAATATTTTCCCAATCAAATTCAATATCACGAATAACAAGTTCACCATCCGTATATTCTCCTGTAGCTTCATCTAAAATACTCTCTTTCATAAACTGATGTGTTTCTGGAAAATAATCAATAAAATACTGTTGGATAGTTTTTGATAGGTCTGTTAAAACATCTTCCCACTTGATTCTTAAATTAGCTACAACATCTTCAACTGGTTGATATTGAATTGCAGCTACCCTACCTGTGTATGGAGCTGTTCCTGCAGCTAGAGCAATTTTTGGAAGACCGATATTAAACAAATGCTCCATAGTTCTGTCAATATAACTTTCAGATGGGAATGGAGAAATTGTCATTTGCAGAGGTTTAAAATCAACATCCTCACCTTCCAAGAAAATGACTTGCCCTGAACCTGGTTTGATGCTTGAAGGATCAAAGTCTGGCATATTAACAACCAAGAATTTCATATGACTTCCAACCCTAATTAAATCTCCTTCTTCACCGCTTCTATCATTTAGTTCAATTTGAGGATCAACTAAAGGATCAATAAAGCTCATGCTCCAAGGCTTTCCTGCGACCATGAATGAATGTCCTATAAATCTTGGAATTCTCTTGTATTTTGTTACAACAAATTGAACAAGATCTTTATTAATAAAAACTAAATTTACAACCCTAACTCTTTTAACTTTATCATCTTTTGTTTTCATAACCTCATATCCCCAATAATCTTCAATTGCAGCTTTTGGTATTGATGATTTTCCTGAAGGAACTTTTGAATCAGTTCCACTTGGAGTTGATAGAATTCCATACTGATCGTTTAAGTGAGATCCTTTTGACTCTGCTTGATTTTCCTTTTCTGACATTGGTTCAGCATCATAATCAAATTCTCTTTTGATTTTATCTATGCTCCAATTATCTGAAAAAGAAACAAATGAGAAGCTAGTTCCAGAAGCATCATCCCAACCTACAGAAACTTTGAGTAAATCTTCAATCGGAGCAATCACAATCTTTTTAACTTTCTTTCCTTCTTCAATTTTTTCAACAACCTTACAATCAAATATAAAATCTCCATCTCGTATTTGATTTACTGCAAGTTTCTCAAGAAGAATTGTTTGGAATTTATTTTCTTTTAAAGTGTCATAGATTGCTTTTTCAACAGTTTCAGCTCTTGATATTTCAATATCATTTATCTCATCTTCAGGAACAACTTTTATTTTTGCAGGAAAATTAGTAAGTATCCAAATAAGCTTTTGACAGAAACGATAAATGTAATTGATAACTACCTGGATATGACCTTCCTGTTGTTTAATACCTTGACCTATAACATTTGTCCACCTGTGATGTCTGCCTTCGTAGAAGTCCTGTCTTTTTTCAAGAACAGTTTTTCTTTCTGATATTTCAGAAGTTGACTGCTTAATTCTTTCTTTAACCTTATCAGCAATCTTTTCTCTTTGTTTTTTTGATACTGTTTCGTCTATTATAAAATTTGACATATTTAATATTCTTTGACCATTCCTGACATTATGTTAAAGTTTACCGCTTGATAATGACCTGACTTTGGTGCTCTCATTTCTATAAAGTGCAGTGCCATCATAAAACTTGTAAACTGGTCATTTCTTATTTTATCATCATCCTTACTAGCAATTTCAAGTTGTCTTCGCAAATTGGTCAATTTTAGGCTCGCTTTGACACCCCCCCATTCTTTATTCTTATCAATAATCTTACCATTTTCCGAGACAATAAAATCTCTGTTCCTACCAAGAACTTCTTTAACCTTCCCAAACCCTTCGGCTTTAATTTCAGCATAGCTTCTACCTTTTGGAGGAAAGGGATACCCATGTAATTCTTTAAAAGCGTCTCCAGCATTTTTACCTCCTAAACTTCCTGCATCATAAATGAACTTTGTTCTTGCAGGTGAAACCATTTTAAATTTCATAAAATACTCTTTAATTATCTCATATTGAACTGATAAAGGCATTGTTTCTCCTTTCCATGCTTTATGGAAAACTATCCTATGCGGATGATATTTAAAAGTTCCATCTCTAAGTTTAGACCTAATATTATACTTGATACAAGTGCATGAAGTTTCATCTTCTGATGCAGCCATATCAACAGCAAAAGCATAATAACAATTCTCCTGTGGTTCTTCTGAAAAACCTGATTCTTCATTCCAACCCAAATCACTTTTAAACATTTGAGATACTTCATCCCAAGAATATAAATGCTTAGACCAGTCAACATACTGTCCGTAGATTATTTGTTTTCTTAATTCTGGATCTGCAATTGACTCAATCTTTCTAATTGATTCTTCTGGCATAAATGTGTTTGCATAAACTGATGCCATATCTGGATTCGTTTTTGCAGAAATAATATAATACTTTGATTCACTTCCGTTTATTTTCATATCTTCTTCTGCTTCTTCAGCAATGTCTTCATATTCCACTCCTTTAGGTTGAGAAGTTCCAACTAGATCTACCGATCCCTGAAAGAAAAAAAGTCTAGGTAAAAGAGTTCCGTTTAAGAAAAGTTTTAATTCCTGTATATCACCACATTCATCAACTGAAATAAAAGCAAGTCTTAATCTCTTAAATGCTTCACCTAATCCATCATATGATCTTATTAGTGTTATTGAATGATTCCACCAAGCTATTTGAGGAAGCTTTGGAGGAGCATCCCAAACTTCTTTAATTGCCCAACCTCTTAAAAGTGATTTATTATATTTTCCATTAGGAAGTAAATACTTGCCTTCAGTTATATCATGTGCTTGTTCTAAAACACCTCTTGCAATTTCATAGGTTTTACCAGCTCCTAAAGTTACATACTTAAATCTCATCTTATCCTCAATCTCCATATCAAACCTGGATAGTTGTGGTTTAACTACTGCATGGTAAATGTGTTTAATAGCTTCAGCCGTAGTCTTACCCCACTGGTTAGCTGGTTTTAAAACATTAATAGCTTTAATAGAATTTCTTAACCAAGTCTTCTGACCTTCATGAAGTTGCATCCCTAAAACATTCTCTGCAAAATAAACAATGTCTTTGTTTTGAATTGCTTCTTGGATTAGATAGGGATTTATCATTTAATAATTTCACCTTCTTCAATTTCATGAATTTCTGATATATGAATTATTTCAGTACCGCATTTAGGGCAATGTGTAGGTGGAAGCTGTCCTGCAAACATCTGGTTTATTAAGGTTTCCATAACTGTTTTTTTATTTGCTTGTTCTTCTTTTTTGAGTTTTAGAAGTTGTGATTGGTAGAAGTCGTAAAACTTAAAGTCATCTGGATATTTAAGCATCTTCTCAAATACTTTAACTGCAACAAGTCTTGCAATATCTTCTACTCCCTTTGTTCCGTTTCTTAATTCTTGTAAGAACTCCCTTTCTTCCTTAGATAGTTTTGCAGCCCTCCTAGTTGTTTTTGAATTAGGAGCTAACTCGTTTTTTAACATTCTAGCTAATCTTCTATACAGTCCTGCCTTGGTCATCCCTGTCTTAGCATAATAGAGCTTCGCTGCTTCCATAGGGGATTTATCCTTTGCATAGTTAACAATCTCAAGCCTTAGCTTCTCTGGTAATGTTCTCCATATTGGCTCTGGGAATGGTGATGATGCTGTAGGTGATGGCATAGTTAAAGTTTACTGACATGATATTGATAATGTCAACTAGACTGCCTTGGGCTTAGCCATGAACAAGGTATAAGCCCTGGGTTTGAGAAGGTAATGACAATATATGACACCAACACCTACAAGCATTGAACTATACCTACCCCATGCTCATGATATTGGAAACCACCTTACAACCTACAAGGTCAAGTCAACCTACATGAACAATATCATTACTCAATACAAGGCTAAGACATTGTCATAGTATAGATATAGCATTGATCATGATCATGGTATTGATCATGGTATTGATCATGATCATAGTCATAGTCATGATCATGATATTGATCATGACCTTGTAGGTGATAATGTAATGATATGATATGGACTATACCACCTACAAGCTATGGTCAATACCACCTACACCACAAGGTCATCATCATTACCAACTACAATATCATGATCAACTACAAGGCTAAGACATAGATCATAGTCATGATCATGATCATGATATAAGTCAAGGCATTATCAATAATCAAGAACATGATCAAGACAACAACAACATCAAGACAATGATCAAGACATGACTAAGACATAGACTATATAATATAACACTTGACAAGTAGTGTATTATATGGTATTGTATTGATAATGAGAAGTAATAGACAACAACTAAGAAGACCATTAAGAAACTATATAATAAATAGACACTCAAGGTTATTCATTCATAAATATGGAAACGTTTTACTTCTTGCGGTAATACTTGCCCTATTACTGCTCGTATCTACCCAAGAAGCAAAGACGCTTGAAGTATTATTCAAAGGGGGTGACTCATAAATGATATCAACTGTAAATTTTAATGATTTTTCAGATAGTTTTAGCGGTAGTTATGAAAAAAATTTCAGCTATGAAGGAAAAAGAGCTTTGTTTGACTATCTTGAAGAATATGAAGAATCAACAGGGGAGCAATTAGAGCTAGATCCGATTGCTTTTTGTGTTGAATATACTGAATATGAAAACTTTAAAGAATTAAAGAATAATTATTCAGATATTAAGGATATGGAAGATTTAGAAAACAACACGACAGTTATAAAAATTGAGGGTACAGATAGATTTATAATACAGGACTTTTAATTGGCTTTAATTGCCTTGTATCTTGAAATATAGTCAAGGCAATATAAAGAAAATTAAAGATAAGGGGGTGATATAAGATGAAACAATATAAAATAGAACTATTCACAAAACCAATTTTTGACGACCAATATAAATATAGGGTTTTTGAAGTTGACTATGGAAAACAAGCAAGTGAATACAAAGAAACACCTGTTTTATCGGGTAATGATACTTTAGACAATATCAACAAAGAGATTAAATTTTGGCTTATAACAAGCAATTTAACAAAATTAGCAGAAAAAGAACCTGAACACTACGAAGTAAATATAGCTTAATTTTTAACCTTGCTTATTTGCGAGAGTAAGCAAGGCTTAGAGATTAAAGGGGGTGAATACTATGGGAAACAATATGCCAGTATCAGATTATCCTGATTGGTTAAAAAGAGATAAAGAAACACAACAATTAAAAGACTTGATTTGGTCATGGGTTAAGGGTGGTTATATCTGCCCTAACTGCCAAGAAAAGATCAGGGGACGTGTTATGTTTAGACAATGGAAAAAGTATCATAGATTTTTATGCCCTGATTGTGAGACACTAGAACAGATAAAAGGGGGTGAGTGGAAGAAAGTTAAACCGCACAATGAATAAAGAAACAGAACAAGAAGACTTCAGTCAATACAAGCTACCAGATAGCCTATGTTCATGTGACAAGGACGGACACAGGCAAAGATCAATACATAACCAACCGAACCACTTAAAACACTGGAAGAAATCTACTCCAACAATTCCAGATAGACAAATGCCAAACCACAAAAAACATATCACTAGGGACGGAAAGTGAATCATCTATTGACAAATAGGGACGGATATGGTATCATAGCTTTAATTATGGAAGATTCAATCTACTTAACTCTTGAAGAAACAGCCGAAATATTGAAAGTAAATATTCGTCATGTTAGATTGATGATTAGGTCTAAGAAACTTAGAGCTAAGAATATTGGAATCGGGAATCAAAGAAAATACTTTAGAGTATTACGAGAAGATGTAATGAGAATCGGAAATGGAAGATCTAAGTAATGCTTAGATTGATACTAACAATTTTAAAATTTATTTATGATAAAATTTTCAACAATCGGTAAGATACCAGATGGTGTGATTTATTTATATATGAACGGAGAAAGTTCATATTCAATTGCTAGACTTTTAAATATAGATGCTAGTTATGTAAGAAGTATTATTAAAAAAGCAGGAATAGCTAGAAATCCAGGTCGTGATATAGAAAAGTTAGTAAGAAATAAACTTCTTAAAGAAGGTCATCAAGTAGAACAAATGAAAGGAGATTATCCTTTTGATTTATTGGTAGATGGAAAAAGAATTGATGTGAAATCTGCATCTCTAACAATCAATAACAAAAAGGCTAACTGTTTTGGTTATAAATTCCAAATACAAGACGGATCACATAGAAAAACTATGAAAGATTTTAAAAAATTAATTGATGAGTTTTATTTAGTTTTTTTGGATCTACCCGATCAACCAATCTACAGTATAGATAGCCAAGTAATAAACGCAAACTATACTATATCAATTCCTCCAACTTTTGCTACCAAATATCCTATTAAATTTATGGGTTACTTGGGATGTTAAAAAGGGGGTGAAAAGAAATATGCCACGCTATATTGATAACTATGAAAAGTATGATGTTCCTTCAGGATCTGGTAGTTTTTTAAAGCTAGATGATGGTGAAAACAAAATCAGAATTTGTACCAAAGCTTTAGAAATTGAGTACCACGAAAACAAAGAAGGGGGTAAATACTCAACAACAATTTGTTTAGGGAAAGACAACTGTGAGCTTTGTAAGACAGGCAAACAAACCAAATTTAAATACGCATTTTTGGTTTTGAATAGAAAAGATGGTAAACCATACGTTTACGAATCTCCTATAACTGTCTTCCGTCAAATTGTTTCTTACGATACTAACGAAGAATATGGTGATGTACGAAAGTACGATATAACCATTAAGAAGGAAGGTCTCGGAAGAAATACTACTTATCTTGTGATAGCTTCTCCTAAAAAATCAGACTTGACACCTGATGAGGAAAAGATGATTGCCAATTCAGGCGTATCATTAGAAGCTGCTTACAATCTCACTAACGGAGATTAATATAAGTAAGCTAATAGTGCTGATCTGAGGGCAAGCAGGTCAGCATTAACAAGCTTATGAAATGTAAATGTAAATGCCACAAAAAATTAGATGACATAATATTTGATGGCAAACTATACAAAAAAGTTCCAGTTGATTATTGTTCTAGGTGTGTAACTGAACATAAAAATTATGAACCAAACATATCTAAGACAAACCATTGAGAAAGCCATACTTGATAGAAGATGGTTAAGGATGGACTTCGTTTCTTCAAAGATGAAGATCACCAAAGGTCGTGTAATAGAACCCATGAGGTTGAAGGTTAAGAATGGTGAGGACTACGTTGAAGCACATTGCTACCTTAGAAACGATTACAGAGAGTTTCCGTTAATAGGAATTCAAAAAATAGAGATAATATCTCCAGCAGATTATAACAAGGGGGTGAAAATAAAATGATTAAAGGATTATCATGGATAGTAATGGTTTTAAGTATGATGGCTATCCCTTACACTTGGGATGCTGATTTAGCTAGTTCGTTTATAGCTACAATATACTTCTTAATTGTAATAGGTCTTTGTATTAATAATATAAAGAAGAACAAATAAAGTGGTTATAAAAAACAGAATGAGGCTGTAACCCTGCCCAGTTACAACCTCATTTTCTGTGTAATGAGAACATAAACCAACAATAGTTTATGAAGTAATTAAATTATAGTAAATGCTCCAGGAAAGTCAATACACATAGATAGATATAGTCTGATATTTTAAGATCCAATTGACTGCGTTTTTATGATTTGTTAGTGTTATTTAACTGCAGAGAGTAAACAGCAAGGAGCAGTATAAATAATAAGTTGCGAACAGTGAACTACGCCATACCCGCTAGGTTAATGGGGGACAGCAGAGTTTAACTAACAATAGTTGCTAGCAAATCAATTATACAAACTTCGGGTGATCAACGGAGAATGGTTTGTATGATAAAGGTGAAAGATCTGAGTGTGTTTATGATAACAACAACACCAGAGTCAGTAGCCTACATATCAGTCAGAGTTAATATCTTGATCAAGGTCATACCAACATCAAGACTAATAACAAAATCATGTTAAATCAAAGTAAATATATCAAAAGAATATACAAGAAGTTGAAAGGTACACTGTCTTGGACACAGTTCTTGAGGAAAAGATTAGACAAGATGCCAAAGCATTTACAACACTATAGTAATAAACAATCATGACAAAAGAAGAAGTATTAAGAACATTCAAAAAAACATATGTAACTGGTTATGAAATCAGTAAAGCAGTTAATACATATTTTAAAGAACAGATAGCATTAAAAAATATAAAACCTATGGAATATTACAAACCTAAATGGAATATAAAAGATTCAGGATTTAAAGAGGCACAGAAAGTATTCTCCTATTGACATATAGGTAATCATAGTGTATATTAGTATGTATATGAGAACTAACAAAGAACTTGCCAAAGATCTTCTTGATTTAGCTAAACAATCAAAAGCTAACATCATTAATATGAAATATGTTTCTGGAAACATGCTTGATGCAATGTTAAAGTCTGTTGATCTTAATAATGCTTTAATTGAATTATCATTTGAGATGTTAAAAAAACTAAAATGAAAATTAATCAAGGTCAAGTCATTGGCAAATCATTTGTAAAGACAGTTTGTTGGAACAAGGCTGTGTTATGGATGGCTAAGAAAGTATCTGTTAATTTAGTTGATGCTTTTAAAATCACAGACAACCCTATTACTTATGTAGAATTTCATGATAGATCTACTGGAAAAAATGTAATCAGGAGAGCTACAAAGAAAGCAGTTTTAAAATCTTGGAACAAAGAACAACATGGTCAAGAACCACAATACTATATACCTATAGAGATATTTAAAATCATAACTGATTCAACCAAATGAACTATACCAAAGCACAGGTCAAGGAATGTTTACAATACTTGAACTATTGTGTAGGTGAAGGGGGTATGAGTGAAGAAGAAGCCTTAGAGATAGTTAATAAGAAAGATTGGGCTGAGGTTTATAAGATGATGGATCAAGAAGATAGACAGAGAGATGATATAGAGGATAGGAGAAATTACTAATATGAGTATGGATAATTACATTTATATAGAAGAACCTAAAAGGAAGAATGGGTTGTATAAGATATGGGATTGTGTGGCTTCCTATTCTACTGAAAGTGATAGGCTTCAAAATTTATCTGGTCAAAAAGTTATTTTAATCGCTAAAGCAAAGACATTAGACAAAGCCTATGAGATAGCTGATAAACAAGAGAGTGAATATGGTATCACTTCTACACTTTGGGCGAAATAGAGGATATAAGGAATTATTAAATATGCAGAATAATAAAAAGAAAGTCTGTAAAAATCTTAACCACGATTTTAAACATCTTAAAAGATATGGTAGAGCTGATTGGAGATGTCCTAAATGTGGTAAGAATGTGATGTTGTTACTTTTTTTTGCTTATGAAGCTGGTATTGATTTAACTAAATGAAAAACAATAATAAAAAGATAGAAAAGAAAGATTTTTGGGAAAAATTATTAAAACCAGATTATGTTGAAGGGGATGAGATGATTTTTGAAACATCAGATTCAAAAGCTAGAGTTAGATTTATAATAAATGGTTTTATGTTTGGGGTGGCAATTTTAGTTTTAATTATTGGAGTAATATTTTTAAACCTGTGAATACACCTAAAAAGAAAGAGATGAGCGAAAATTACATAAAATCTTTACTTGAAAAAAGGTTTAAAAATGTTGGCAATTTTAGACAAAGAGAATTTAATGCTTATGGTGGTTCAAGCAGACCTGATTTCGTTTTATTGGGTGATGATTATTTTAATTATTATGAAATTAAAACTGATAAAGATAATTTTTCAAGACTGCCAAGTCAGATTACAAATGCAATAGGATTGTTTACGCATATGTTTATTGTTGCTCCAAGTGAAAAAATGATAAAAATGCCTGGATTTTGGAGTATGGATATTGGAATGATTAGCGTTGAAGAATTAGAAGAAAATAGAAGTTGGCATTTTAGAACACAAAGTTATGCTTGGGAGTTATCAATACAGAAAGTGAAAAAACTACTTTGGGCTAATGATTTGAGAAATTTGATTATGGATAGATGTCAAGGTTATAAGGGAACTAGAAAAACCGTAAGTGAACTTGAGGAAGATTTTATTAAATTTTACACAAATGAAGACTGTTTTTATATTTTAAATAAAATTTTACCAACAAGGACTTATGACTTAAGAGAACATAATGGGAGTAAAAACCTATGAACACACCTAAAAAGATAGATAACTACAAAGAGTTAAAAGAGAAACTAAAAAGTAGATTGAAACAATTAAAAAAAGACGACCCAATGGAAAGAGGTTTTACTGAGATAAAAGAATCAAAGTTTTATAGTGGAATATCCATTTCAAAAGGATTACTTACTTTTTATGGCAATTTTCCTAAAAGAGAATCTTTAATAGACTTAATTAAATGACTAACTTATCTAAAGTAAAGAAAGCAGATACATATTTTTGCTGTTGGTGTGGAAATTTACATCCTAAAAGTAAATTTGTTTGTCCTAAATTAGAAACATCTAAAGCTAAAAAAATGTTTAATAAAATAATTAAATCTATCAACCAAATAAAGGAGGGAAAGAAATGAAATATACAAAAACATTTAAGAAAAAACTATTAAAAAAATACTTATCAAGTGCTAAAATATCAACCAATGTTTTAGCATCAATGTTTGGAGTAAAAAGTGGAACAATTCGTAACTGGTCTAAGAATGAAGGTTGGTATAAAAAGAAAATGTATTTATGAAAAAGAAAACAGAAATATATCAAGTCGCTTACTCTTGGGTTAATAGGGGAGATGGAATTAGATGTGCTTGGTGTGACAAGTTACAAATTGAGATTGAAAATCCTAACAAACATATTGATAACCACGTTAAAGAAGATGAGCAATCAAAATGTAAACATGAATATAGACAGTTAAAAACTAAGTATTGGATAAGTAATGGTGGTGGGGAAGAAATATTTAATTTTTACTGTATTAAGTGTTTAGAAATAAAACAAAATGAATAAAAAGAAACAAAACATATACTATCCACCTGAAAGTGATGAAGGTTACAAGGAATCATATAAAATGAAGAAACTAATAATAGAAAAAGGTAAAGCATTTAAGATTAATAAACATGGCAAGTACCTCTTGGTCATGCCAAGCCATGCCAATGTCAATGCACTTGCACCAGCTATAGCTAAGTTCTTTGATCCTGTGCCTGTATTTGTACTAGCTGTTAATGATGTTAATGATGTTAAGTTGACAGAGTTGGTTGAAGAAGCGGATAATAAATAAGATGATAAAAATCTGTTTACAAGCAGGTCATGAGAACTGCCAGTACAATTCAATCACAGCTCTAAGGCGTTCTACAGGAGCACCTAATGAGATGAGCTTTAACATTGATATTAGAAACAAAGTAGCCGAAGCCTTGAGGTTAAGGGGGTTTGAAGTAGTTACCACAGATGCAAATGCAAATGATGACAAAAATATCACAGACCAAGACTTCAATCTTTTCCTTTCTATTCACTATGATGCTGACATTTATGGCACTGGTGGAGGCTTTGTTGATTATCCCGATCCAAGTGTTGATAAAGTTACACAAGAGTCTCAAAGAATAGTTAAAGTTATTGAAGAACAATACTTCAGTGTTACTAAGATTTCCGATAAACCTCTAAGAAGAAATGCTAATACTAAATTTTATTATATGTGGAAGTTCTTAACTGAGAAAACTCCATGTGCTTTAATTGAATGTGGTGTTGGCATGCATGTACCTGATGATCATACCATGCTTCATTTCAATAGAGACATTGTAGTTCAAGGCATAGTTCAAGGCATTTGCAAAGCCTTTGAGGTTACATATGAGAAACCTGTTGATCAGTGTATTGAGGTTAAACAAAAACTAGCTCAGATGCAGGAAGCCTATACACTTCTAACCAAAGATGGTGAAGTAAAACAGAAGAAACTAAACGATATTAAAGATAGTCTTACAACCTTACAGACTATGCTACTAGATACTTTAGATATTTTAAAGTAACTTCCAATGGACGCATATATAAACCAAATTTTAAATGGATTTAAAACTGTTATAAAACATGTTGGAGTAGTGGATGAAGATGTGAATAGGATTGATAGAGATCTAAATGGAGATAGACAAAGCATTGATAATTTAGTTTTAAAGATAGACTCAGTTGATAAGAAACTTGATAATGTTTTAAACACTTTAACTAGGCTTCAAACCAAGACTAAGGATGCAGTCAAGGATGCTGTGGCTGAAACAACTGAGCCTTTAAGGGAGCAAGTAGGTCAATTTGTAGATCAGAAAGTTATTAGAGTCAAAGTTCCTACTGATAAGTGGACTGGTAAAGTATTATCATTAATTAGTAGATGGAAAAGAGGTGATAAGAATGGCAAATGAAGTACAAATGAAAGACGCAATTAGTTACCCACAGTGGAAGATAATAGCTTGGAGATTTTTAAGAACTGCAATTGCAGGTGGAGTCTCAAGTTTATTGACAGTTACTATAGTTTTGAAACCAGACTTGTCTAATATAAAAGAGTATGGCTTTGCACTTTTAGCAGCTTTTATAGCTGGTATGATTGGTGCATTAGGTCTTGCAATTAGAGACTTATGGGGAAACAAAGAACAAGATAGTTTAGTTGATAAGATAATTATTTAATGAGAGGTCTAGTTGACATTTTAAAAAGGACTATAGTAATCTTAATATTGTTACCATTAATATTGTTATATGTAGTACCTATACATTTATTCCAGTTGGTAACAGGAAAAGGAATAAAAGAGGTAAGGTAAATAACTATGATAGATTTAACTAAAATTGATCAGTCTTCTCCTAACTCAGGAAAACCTGTTATTGAACAAAAAGAACATCAAGCACCTTCTGAAAATTTAAACGTCCCCAATAATGAAAAAGCAAAAGAATTTAGAAGAACCCACTGGACACCTGATAAATTTGTAGAAGATGGTCAGGTAAGAGCTGATGAAGTAAATGAAGAACAAAAAGAATTTCTAAAAAATACAGAATTCGTGGAATAGGGGGTGAATATTATGAAAGAAACAAAAACACTTAAAGAAATGAATATGGGTGAACTATGGGCATTAGCTAAGTCCAGAGGAATCTCCGTTAAAGGAAAAAAGAAAAGCGAACTAATTGCAGAATTAGTAATTGAAGATTCTGAAAAAGTTGAGAAAAAAGAAACTGTTGAAAAAGAAAAACCAGTATTAGTAAAAGCAACTTTAGAAGATGGAACTGAAATATTGATTCCAGCTAAAGATGTTACTTCTGTAGAACCAGCCAAGAAAGGTGAATTGGTTACTATTAAATCTGTTGATGGTCGTGAATTAGAAGTATCTATTGGAGATCAATATTGGAAAGGAAAAGTAATTGAAGTCCCATCTGAACTAGCACAAGATGTCAAAAGAATATTAAGAGATGGAGGTTTCTATATTCTATGAAAATACTTAAAGAAAAAAAACAAGATTCTAAAACATTTAGTCTTACAGATAGTATGATTGCTGATCTTATGTTTATATTAAGACCAATGAAAGAAAAGCAAATGGAAGCTATGTTTTGGCAATCTCAATTAAGACAAGTTCAAGATAACATTGCAAGAAACTTAGCAATTGATCAAGGTAAATTTTCAATAGATTGGGCTAAAGCATATTCAACTGGAAAGTTGACTTGCACCAAAATAAAGGAAGAAGGTGAAAAAAATGGAGAAAGTAAAAAGAAGTAAACTTTTGACAACTGAATCAACTTGTGTTGACTGTGGAAATCCTTTTAAGGTTAACATTGATGAAGTGAGTCGTTTTAAAGACAAAAAAATTCCGTTACCTACCAGATGTAGAGGATGTAGAAGATCAAAACTAATAGAACTTAAACTAAAAAGGATAACTAAAATACTTTTTAAAGTTTTAAAAGAAGTTTCTCCTAGAAGAAATGAACAGAAATTACAGAAGAAGCAGAGCAAGGGAATCAAGGTTGAAAAAGAGCCTTGAGAAAGAAGGCTATTATGCTATTAGAGCTGCAGGTAGTAAGGGAATAGCAGATGTGATAGCAATAAAACCTGCCAAGTGTGGCAATGGATTTCACTACGAGGTCAGGTTTTTGCAAGTCAAAGTCTCTGAAAACCTGGTAGATTTCAAACGCATATTTAAGATAATTGATTCTCCATGTGGGTTAATAAATGTAGAGTTTTTAAAATATCCAGTTAAAAGTAAAAAATGGCATGACAGTAGGAGAAATATCAAGAGAAGAACAAAGAAGAAAGGGATATAAACATCCTTCTAATCAACCTGGCTGGACAAAGAATTCCTTCAAACCAGCTACAACACCAGAAGAAGCAAACTATCTAGGTGATGAAGAATATCATGACAGTCTTGGAGTGCATAATCCACTATGGAGATATGTTATTAAAAGATATACCAAAGAAAGTGAAACTCCAATCCTTGTAGTTGGATATGATGCTTTGCCTGTAGCAATTGAATTATCCCAATGGACTTATCCTGTGGTGTTTGTAGTTAAAAATAAAACTGAACTTGAAAAAGCTAAATATGATATTAAAAGACAAGCTGGTTTTTTCAAAGATACACTTACATTACCTTTTGAAAATTATTTAGGGGGTTATCCTCATTCAAGAGTAGCTATATTTATAGGAATAATAGATAAAATGGATAATGATGGTGCGAGAATATTTATTGACAATCTTAAAAAAAGTGCTACACAAATCATCTGTGCAGTTAAACCTAATAGAAACTGGAAAGATACTCTTGGCAAAAGTCTCATAGATAGTTTATCCTATTATAAGGGTAGATTTAATCTACTTAGAATAGAATAAAATGGAAACATTAAGAAGTTTAGAAGAAAAGTGGAAAAAAGAGGGTAAGTCAAAAGACAGAATTAAAAAACTTAGATGGTATCATAAAAATAAAGAGAAGATTCTTAGTGAAAGAAGAAGTTTACTTCATTATCAAAGAATTATTTAATTCTTTTTGCTGGTTTATTCACTTGTAAAGTCTTGAAAGGCTTCTTTGTATCAATATCAATAACTTTAAAATGCCTTTTTCCTGTATTTTCTGTGGCTACGGCTTCACTAGAGACATTTTGCGTGGCTTTTTTAAGACGAGATGATACCCTATTCATTCCAAACTGTGTTCCAAGCTTTAACCATTGTTTCGGTATGTCCCTTTTGAGAATAATTGCTAGTCCAGTAAAAAAGTAATACCAAAAAGATACTGATAATACCAAAATAAAATCTGCTAGTTTTGAAGTTTCCTTAATCGTTTTTGATGCAGCTATATTTATGAGTTCTTTAACTGGTTTTTTTTCTTCCTTCTGAAATTCTTCAAGCATTTCTTCAGGAACTACTGGAAATGACATATTATTTTTTCTTACTTCTTAGTTTACCACTATTCTCCATGGCATAGTAAATACTCTTTGCTTTTTTCTTTCCATATTGTTTATTGAGATTTTTTATTAACGATCTTATTATTGGCATATTATTGTGATGGATTATTTGGACTTCCTTTTGTATTTCTTCCAACTCCTTTTGTAAAATCTAATCTATCAATCATTCCAGCATGTTTTCTACAAAGGACTCTTAAATTACTCATACTGTGAGTTTTACCTTCTACAATCATTCCACGTTCTGTATCATGTCTTCCTCCACCTTTAATGTGATCAATCACTAAATCACCTTCATGATCGTTGCTTGGATATGAGCACTTAGCTCCTTTAGCTTTTAACACTTCAGCTCTGGTATAGCCAAAGCGTTGCCTTTCCATTGCTTCTCTTTGTTTTTTTAGTTGTGATGGATCTGTCATTGTTCTTCTCTTATATGAAAATTCATTAACTCTCCTAAATTTGCAAGATCTTTTTCTATTGTTTTAAACTTTAAATCAAAATAATCTTCCGATGGATACTCAGCAAGTGCTTTTTCCATTGCATTAACTCTTATATTTACAGAAGTCCAAGCAACAATTAGAGAGCCTATAAAAATAATGATAAACCAGTTTTGTCTTAACCAATTTATTATTTCTTTATTTTCACTTTCATTTTTTGTCATAATTAATTATTACATTTTTTTATGCTTCAAGCAAAGTAATTGGAACTTCATTTTCAAGTCCACCATAATAATCATCTTGATTAATAACAAAGTTATCTTCTTGGAAAGCATGAAACAACACTGTGTAAGTTAACCCATCAATATCAGTAAATGTATATAGTATCTTAGCTTCTTTTAAATCAAGAAGTTTCTGGTGTAAATCCCCACCTGTAACTCTAACTACACTACCAGCTTCATGAGCTCCTAAAGCATTTGCTCCTGTTGCTGGAATTCCAGTAAGAGTAGATGTAGTTTTGCCTGTATAAGTAAATCTATCTGCTACACCAGTTGTAGGATTTATTATTGATGCATACATTGTTTCCCCATCTGGATCTGGAAATCCAGCTAAGGGGGTAGAATCTGCTGAGGACTTGAGTGTTATTGAAGTTTCTCCACCTGTAGTTGCAGTTTGTAATATCGCTATAGGTTCTGTTCCATCAAGCCATTGAATTTTATCTACGCATAAAAGTTTCATATCCCACATATATTTAAAATCTGGTG